ACCACCACCATCATTACCACCACCATCATTACCACCACCATCATTACCACCACCATCATTACCACCACCATCATTACCACCACCATCATTACCACCACCATCATTACCACCACCATCATTTCCACCACCACCACCACCACCACAACTAACAGGAATGATAAGCTTACTACCACCATCACCACAATCATTACCACCACCATCACCACCATCATTTCAACAACAATCATTTCAACCACCACCACAACCACCACCATCATCATTACCACCACCACAACCACATCCACATCCACTTGGAAACCCAACACCAGCAAACTATAAAGGAGTGAGAGGAGGACCACTCTCCAAAATCCCAGAATCTTCACACGTTTCGTTGACACCAGTGTTAGGCTTACCACCAACACTAGCACCAACACCAGCACTAGCAGCAGCAGCACCACCAGCAACACTACCACCACCAAAATTATCATCGTCACCACCACCATCATTTCAACAACAATCATTACCACCAACACCAGCACTAGCACTATCACCACCACAACCACCACCATCATCATTACCACCACCACAACCACATCCACTTGGAAACCCAACACCAGCACACTATAAAGGAGTGAGTGGAGGACCACTCTCCAAAATCCCAGAATCTTCACACGTTTCGCCGACACCAGTGTTAGGCTTACCATCAGCATCAGCACCAGCACCAACACCAACACCAGCACCAGCACCAGCGCTACCACCAGCGCTACCACTACCGCCGGTATCTGATGTTCATCATCCCGTTGTTAAAGAGAATGATGGCAAGAAGGATGGCGATAAAATAGTAATTTGTAAGTGCAAACGGTCAAGGCCAAACCCAACAGAAACATCCACACCCCCAGGCCCATCTCGTATTCAACGTATTAAAGATTGGGCTACTAGTAGATCTAAACCCGAGTAAGCATAACTTCTTCATGCATACAACTTGCTATCCTCTACATTTCGTGTTACCTCTTTGATGAATTTATCAGCATCGAGCAGTTCGTTGATATTCTCCGACCAAGCGCGACGATATCGAAACAGGAATCCGACCAACCCAGCCATCGTTATCGTTTTCTTTTGAATATGGTCATAGAACTTGTCAAAGTCACGATCGATTTCTTCCGCGGTCATTTCCTCCTTCCGCATCATATCACGAAACAGATGCTTAATATCCACTTTTTTCGGGTAGTTCATATGAATAATCATATCTGTCCGCCCCTGACGCAGCAAAGCATGATCCAAATTCTCTGGATGATTCGTTGTAATAAATGAAATGAGGCCTTTCCGGGAAAATACGCCATCAAGCAGGTTCAATAGATGACTGAATGTGAATTGACTCTTGTTTTCGGTGGAACTCGTGCGTTTCTCGAACAGACAGTCGATATCCTCGAAAAGCAAGACCGACTTCGGCGGAATATCGCGGAATGCTGCGAGAGCCGTATTATTGTCTACATCGTGATTAATGGAGAAGATACAAAGGCTATATCCAATCTCTCGGCACATCGCTTTAATAATACTCGTTTTCCCGCTACCTGGAATACCTGTCAGTAAATAGTTCTTCTTATACGGAATCCCGAACTCGTCGTATTCCTTCTCTTTCGTGAGGAACTCTTTAATATCGGTGCGAAATTTCTGTTTTAATTTATCATCGAAATATACCGTATCAAGCGTACGCGACGGGATTTTGTTATACCGCATCCATTCACCATATTTCGTCATGACAAAGATGTGGAGCTTCGATTCGTCTTGTTCGTTGTTTTCAAGGAAGTTGTCGCTTTCTCGGTAGAAGTGGTGGAAGAGTTCTGGTGAATCCGTGAGAATTGTCATGGATTCGAACTTCTCTGCGCCATCATGAGTGCCGACTGTTCTATCTTCTTGGCAGTATGATATTCTGAACTCGGTTGTTTTCTCGGTTTCGATCTTCGTTGCGGGAACCGTATATGTGTATTTGTATTCACCGTAACCCATCTGCGCGTAGCAAAAATCATCCTTGTCGTATTTGTAGGGACGGCGGCGGAGTTTGATGGGGGTCGGTGGTTGCGTCGCGGGGTCATCGGTAGTCGGAGCCAGATACACCAAATTGTGTATTGTATGATACACATAGAGTAACATTTGATTGATTATGGAAGAGTTCTCCGTATAATATTTGTACTGTCCTATTGGCATTTTTTTCAGGTCGATAACCAGTTTCGCTGGTGGTTGTTCGGTTCCAGCTTCGCTGTCGGTATCGCTTGATTCTTGTGTTTTAAGCATCGAATTAGTGATTTTGTATTGTTCGCTATTTTTTGGAGATTCGGAGTTGGCACGTTCGAGAGACATCAGTTTGGTTATGTCGTTATATATCATACATGAATTACGTTTATATGCTATATTGATCGACGCAAATGGGGGCAAAAACCGATGGAAATCGGGCAAAAACCGATGGAAATCGGGCAAAAACCGATGGAAATCGGGCAAAAACCGATGGAAATCGGGCAAAAACCGATGGAAATCGGTTTAAATACTAACCAGTTATGTTTATTACACGAGTTATACACACACAAAAATGTTGGCTTTTCAGCATCCTCCCAAAGACATACCCACACCACTTCTCGCCCACAGTACCAGTCTCTATAACACACAAAATGATCTTCTTCTTCATAAAGTTCTCCGGTTTTACCATGAAAACGGCGGCGAAAATATGGAGAAAATGCTTGCCGTTATTAACGGAACCACGAATATATCTCTCCGTATTATGGACTGGTTTGTTACGAATTACTCGAAGAAGCATTATACGGTTTATGACCTTGAAGGCAGCGGAACACCTCCGAAACGTTTCAAGGTCTATGTTGATTATAAGTTGAAGCTTCGCGCATATTCGAAGAAACGTTTCGACCCATTCTGCCGCTGGGAACGAATCAACGTGCCGCATATGGGCGGGACTACCTATATTCAAACCACACTCGGGCAGTTGAATTTCTTTAAGTGGGCGATTGAAAATCAGGTGCTTCGATATATTCACGATAACTATTCGGTCATCGAGTCAGACATGAATATTCGGAACAATACGTCGCGTAAGATGGCCAAATCGCATCAAACTTCTTCGGCAACTGTGGATGGATGCGAAATAAAACTCGATAAACCTACTGAAATCGCCGCAGTAGCAATAGGTATCACAGAGACAGAGACAGAGACAGAGACGTTGAAACCGAAAAACCGGAAGAAACGAGAAGAACTGTCATCATCTGCTACCAAAAGTATTAAGAAAGAATTCGTAGATATTGTAATTACCTTTAATTGAGTTTGAACATTTTAGTGAAAGAGTCCGTAAATTAGATAAAAACAAATAATATTGTTAGTATAACTAATAACATTATTTATTGTATTGTTTGTAAATATGGGTAACCAAGTAAGTCTTGTTCCAAAAGTAAGCTATGAAGATATTCAAATGGTCGTATATCGAAACTCACATGTTCAACATTCTACGTTGTTAATCAATACGCTACCTCCGAGCCTACAACACTGTCTTATAAAAACAACGCTGGATATTCGTTTCGAAGAACGTATCGTAAATGCGCTTATTCATAAATCACCAGACATCATGATCATCGTTTATGGTAAGAACTCAAATGATATTACAATATTACATAAATACGACCAATTGGTTAAACTCGGTTTTACGAATGTTCATATTTATACTGGTGGTATATTTGAATGGATGCTTCTTCATGAAATCTACGGAAAAGAACTTTTTAAAATAACGAAATACGAAATCGATATTCTGCGTTATCGTCCGAAGTCTGTATTGCTGGCTTCGATGGCGGGTGGAGGAGGCGTTGGCGGCTTTATTGAAGATGCCGGCGGCGGCGGCGGCGGCGGTGGCGGCGAAACGCGACATTCTAGTGATTTAAACGATGATGATTATCGTATTCATATTCCAGATGAAACAAATGGTCACGACGACGACGATGTCAACGGTCCCGGAGGCGGAGGCGCAGGAATTATTACATCTGGTCTGAAATGGTTGTTCGGGAAATAGCAAACAATATAAACGTCGCAATATATAAATGATTATAAACACACACACACACCCCCGCCCGCGAATGAAAATCTTTGTTCATCATTATTCTAAACTCACCGCCCGAAAACAACATATTATACAACAGTTTGAGAAACACGGTATCACCAACTACGAGTTTATCGAGAAGTTTGATAAAGATACAATCACCGATGACGAATGTCCTGAATTCAGCCGCGATTACATCACCAAACGTCGAACAGAATTATCTCTTCATTTGAAGCATCTTTATTTATATCGATTAATAGTTCGAGAGAATTATGATGAGGTCCTCGTGTTTGAAGACGACGTAATTCTTTCGACTGGATTCATAGAAACCTTAGCGCGATACATGACACAATTGCCGAAGGATTATGACATGTTATTTATCGGTGATGGTTGTAATTTACATATTCCTAGAAGCCATCAGATTCCGAATCAATATATTTACGAGAAATGCCTTCATGAGACGGCATGGGGTGGAAACGGTGCCGCAAAATGTACTGATAGTTATATCATCAGCAATCATTGTGCGAAAAAAATATGCGATTATGTCGCCGGATTAACAAAGAAGATCGACTTGCCGGTGGATTGGTGGTTGAATGAAGTCGCGAGAGATCTCAGGTTGAAAGTATATTGGGCAGAACCAACGATCGTTACGCAAGGTTCGCAAAATGGGATGTTTCAAAGGACGATTTAGATTCATTTTATTTCATTTCATACGAATGGCTCTTTGGTAAGGTCATCCATCGTCCAACCCTTCTTCTTTTCACCGTGGTATGGACGCGCCCAGCCTCCGTGAATCAATATGTCGGACACACTCTCACCACTTTGTAAATACAAATCACCTAACACTCTTCCGCCATATTTATCCCAATCACGAATACATATTTTGGCGATATTTGTTGGAAAAAGCGACCTCATATAATCCCGGACTTTTATCGCAGCGAGGCGTTCTTCTGGTAATCTACCTTCGCCCTGTTTTATCTCCGGAGTATCAATACCTAAAATACGTAATGAAAATCGCACAGGCACATCGCCAAATAATATGATAATTTTTACGGTATCGCCGTCATATATTTCGTCTATTCTTGCGTGTTTGAATTCATTTTGAAACGGCACTTTTGGCACCATTTTTGGGTCGATTGATTCAAGTCGTTCGAGTTCGTTCATATTGCTTGTTCGTATAGTATAGTATATACGGTCGCTTTATTACAATTCACGCAACGTGTTCATTTTCTTTCGTCTTCATTTTCATTATTAGCATGAGAACATTTTTGTATAATATGACAGTTCTAATTTTTCATATTTGAGTTCGTTCTTATCATGTTTGTCCTTGAAATCAGCCAACGTTGTAACCAATAATTGTAATGAAATGTCTGACCAATTCTCTACAATAAGCACTGGTAGTCCTTCAAATAATTCGTTGAATACAGATGAACGAACGATCGGGATACAACCGCATAATAACGCTTCCCATGTTCGATGACAATCCATTCCATTTCCGAATGGCGACAATACGAACGCAAACTCGGTCATGTTTCGCCATGTCTGTGTTCGAGGAATGAAAGTGGTTTGCTGAAAGATGAGTTCGGTAGGTATCTCTCGAATTGCGGTTACACGATCCTGGAAACGGTCCGGGCACAACATTACGTTCGAGTATATACGTATTTTACGCTGGTGAAACGGTTTCATGTCCTCGCGGATTTCACGAATAAGTGTGTGTTCTTGTTCCACAGGTGTAGTTCTGTTTCCTTCACGTGATCCTCCATCGGTAGCGACCCATGGATGCCAAGGTTTTGCGCGAATCGTATGATAATCTAATCCGATCGGTATTTGACGCAGTTTTTGTGTTACTTTTTGTATTGCGTCTTCGACTGTTTTCGGCGCATTTTCGGATTTAAAAATCGCCGCATTTGCCGCCCAAAGTTTTGTTGTTTTCTCTGTTAGAAACGCGCGGCACGCTTGAATATCCATATTCTGAGAGAATAATCCACGCATGTTTGGATTCAACATAAATATCGCGAACATATTATGCTTATCTCTCGGCAACGCTTCATGGAACATCGTTAGGTCACCGTCGCCGCATACGATATAATACGGGATCGTTATACTAGACGCGTAATTCTGTAAAAAATTATGAAATGCGTCGCAGCAGACATAGATGGAAACGGGAGCTTGGTGGTGGCGATAGTTATCTTGCTTATCAATAAAAATACGAACATGGTCAATATCATTCGGATTACTTGATGTCGGGTTCGCAGACCGAATTTTACACGATTTTAATAATCCACGACTAGATACGAATTGACAAACATCTTCATCGTACGTTAATGACATATAGTAGTATATGATACAATTGCGTCGTATATGATTCAATCATGATAGTATATTTAATTCGTTTATCGCCCCGGAGGAGAAAAAGAATATGACCACTCTGTTAGAGCATTAATCCACGTATAAATTCGGTAATACGCTTCATTCTCTCGGACATCACCGTCGGGCTTTGATCCATATCTTCATTCGCTGGTAATTCAAGGAGCGGACAGTTCCTTCCGCGAATCCAATCTTCGTGGTATTGATGGCACCTCTGAATATAATCGGGTTGAATCGTTTCACCAGCACGCGCACGCTTACCGATGCGCTCCATACACACATCCGGTGATGCGTTAATATACACGATACCAGACAAAGGAACATCCGTGAGGAATTCGTCAAACCACAAAGTATAGATCTGGAATTCATCATGTGAAATATCTCCCGCGTCATACAACATTTTTGCGAAGACATTTCTATCAGTTTCAACACTCCTTTCGGTGATAATGAGTTTGACTTTCGGATTCTTCACGGCTTTGCGCAACAAAGAAAGACGAGAAATATACGCCATCATCTGAAATTTAAACGCGTTGGCGCGAATGTTCCTGTATAAATTCGTGAGTATATTCACCCCATTCTCGTCACATACCTCATTCCATAATGTCACAGGTTCGTCTAAAAAACAAACCTCTTCTTCAAACGATGTTATGTTTGGGAATAGTGGCACCTTTTCGCCACCGACAGACGTATGAATTTCATTTTTCAAATATTGTTCATATTCTTCGCATGTAGTTGATTTTCCAGACCCGATATTCCCATCAAAGCTTATAATAAGAGGAAGAGGCATATGTATGATAATATATGAACGTTATAATATAAATTAGGTTTATACGATAGTCCGTTTATATTGATTGTAACTTTAAACTCAGGATTATTTTTAAATCAATTTTATTTATTATAGAACATAAATTACCTATTTATTAGAAAACTGTAAATGTTATATAGATTCTATGATTGTTGTAAAGAATAAAAATGGACGATGATATAAATGCTAAGAATATAAAATAAATATTTCATATTTTGAAATTTTAAATTTTTGTATTTCAAACTACTAAGTTTGTATATTCCATATGATATTACATAGGCTAAAATAATACACACAATTATAAATACAACGTGAAATATTATAAACATAAATATATACATTTTACTTTCAACAGTATGTTTGTTAAAATCTGGAAAAGAGTTTATTAATACCTTGTCTGAACCTTCATAACTTTTTTCTCCATGAATACGATAAATCATAGGATGACAAGTCCCAGTATAGATGGTATAAAATAATTTAAAATTAGTAAATAGCAGATATAACATATTAGGTTCAATTTTCATGTCTTTTGCTAAATCTTTTAAATAAAAACAACCTATTACAAGTGTGTTAATATTATCATTTGTTAGGTTCAAAACGTCATAGTTTCTATAAAAAGGGCGTCTAATTGTATATGATAATCTGTTTTCGAAATACATTTGAACCCACCAACTTTGCATTTCAGCAATTGCGGCGATGCTTCCCATGGTTGGTCGTGCAAATCCTATAAATGCAATATTTGATGTATTTTTTGGTATAATTTTTTTGATAAATTCATCATCATAAACTGATTTTTTTAAAAATGGAAAATATTTTTTATAACCTGTGGCGCATACAATAATATCTACATTTTCTATTATTTCTTCTTTTGTATATACAGTATTTCCAATAATTTTGTCAGGGTAATAAACTATATTTACTTTATTGTCGAACATGTCAATCATAAATTCAGTTCGTTTAACCACGTATTTCACAAATAAGTTATCAGGAGTTTCATTAATATCACATAATTTACTATGACTATGATTACATTTTCCACGACATTCATAAAATGCAAGCATCGATCTACCATACTCATGCCAAAAATAGGACATCGGTTCCGGTAAAGAATACTCAATATAACTTAAATGTGCGTCTGTTGGATAATTATTTAAACTCAACAGGTGTAATATTTTACTGCGAGCAATATCATTTTCCTTGTCGGTATTACGTTTTTTATTCTTTTCAATAATTTTTTCAAGCCTGTCTATGTTTTCTTTAAATTCGGCGCCAGGAGGAAACCATTCTATATAATCTTTTGAACTGTAATATAATTTGTTTGTATTGGTAGAAATAATATGCCCTATATCATATGCCGATTCTCCGCCCCCTAATAATAGTACCTTTTTATTGTTAAATTTATTTTTCCAATCCATTTTATTCATATTTCTATAAACTGATTCTGTATGAATAATTTCACCAGTAAAATTGTTTATTATTTCTGGAAATTTTGGGGTTTGATTTAAACCATTACATACAATTAATTTTTTAGATATTAGTTTTTTTGTTTCATAATTATTAACATATTGGATTACCCATTCACTATTTTCATTTTGTTCGCAGTTCGTTACATTTGAACCATACATGATATGCTTTTCCAAACCAAATTTAGTTTTATAGGAATTTAAATAATCAACATATTGTTGAATAGTAAACCAATCAGGTATGTCATTACTCATAGGGAAATCACTAAAACAACTCATATATTTTGAAGAGCTCCAATAAAAATAATCCTTTTCTTTAATGCTTGAAAACAACCCATTACTGCTATTGTTTTTTTCTAAAACAACGACATTATAACCTTTCTCTATGAATGTTTTACAAGTAGTCAATCCGCTTTGGCCTGAACCAATTATACAAATATCACAAATCATCGTGGTGATATATAATTATATAATTATGCGATTTTAATAATATTGATATGAATACTCGATAATAACTCGATCAAAGGATAAGGATCTAATTAAATTCATAATTGTATGTCTGTCTGTAATACTTTTATCACTAAAATTGATTTAAAAATAATTTACATATACTAATGTATTGTTGTAAATCAAATGTCGGGACCAGATTCAACACTATGCCAAGTGAAGCTTACAAGCGAGGAATGGAATGGAATCGAAATTATGGAGCCGGAAAATGAAATGCGTATCTTGAAAATGATTATCGACGGGTTTCATGATGTGAATTACATATTCAATCTTCACATGTCGCTTATTTCACGACTGAAAATCGCGATTACACCGGAGATTGAGGACCATTTATTTCATGAATATTTCAAAAAACGGGTTGAACGCATTCTCGGTATGATGGACGTCGATGCTCGCGCTGCCGCTGCTACGGCTACGGGTTCTGGTGTCAAGAAGTTCGAAATACGTGCGAGATCGAAAAATACGATGAAGAAGGTGGATTTGATGAGAATTCAGAATATGAATACAACATTCGGGGGTTCTGGTGATACATTCGATCATCATATTATAAATACGATTGAATCGATTGTTGAAACAAAGAAATCAACGATCAAAGGCAGCGATGGCGGTGTCGGTGCTGCGGCGACAGGTCCGAATGAATGGATGAAACATTATTATACACTCAAACTTATGCTTCTGAAATCTGTTGTCGGCGTGAATTCGCATATTATTGATTTTGCCAACTACGTCGTCGATATGTTAAAGAAAGAAGTTCAACTCATCGGTTTCATTCGTAATGCTTACCGGTTTATCGAACAGAATGATGCCGTATTCAAATATGCTGATTTCCAGTTATATGACCATCAAAAACAACTGTTCACGATTGCGAAACGTCCTGACGCGAAGTTGATTCTATATATCGCTCCGACAGGCACCGGAAAGACACTTTCACCACTTGGTTTATCCGAGAAATACAAGATTATATTCGTATGTGCGGCGAGGCATGTGGGTTTGGCGTTAGCAAAAGCAGCGATTTCGATGAAGAAACGCATCGCATTCGCATTCGGTTGTAGCAACATCGACGACATCCGTCTCCATTATTTCGCGGCAAAGGAAGCGATTCGCGACAAACGTAGTGGACGTATTCGCAAAGTAGATAACAGCATAGGCGATAATGTCGAGATCATGATTTGCGATATTCGATCGTATTTGCTTGCGATGCGCTATATGATGGCGTTTCATCCACTTGATAAACTTTTGATGTATTGGGACGAACCAACGATATCTCTTGACTACAAAGAACATGTTCTTCACCCGATTATTCATCGCAATTGGAGCGGAAATATGATTCCAAATGTTGTGCTATCATCTGCTACGATGCCGCACGAGGATGAGATCGTTGATGTGATTCAAGACTTCAAGGCGAAATTTCAAGAGAAAGACGCAGAAGTATATAGTGTAATTAGTCATGATTTCAAGAAGTCAATACCGATTGTGAATCAAAACGGGTTTATCGAACTTCCGCATTATATGTTTGGAGAGGATTATGACCGGGTTTTAGAATGTGTTGAACATTGCAAGACATACAAGACGTTGATGCGGTATTTTGATTTACGTGAGATTTTGCGGTTTATTGCGCTGGTTACGAAACCCGTAAAAGACGCAGACGAAAGCGATGACGAAAGCGATGACGACGACGATATCGAACACAAGAAGAAAAAAACAAAAGAAGCTGACCTTGATACTGACGATAACTGCGGTTTGATCATTACATCACAGCGATACCTCCCAGAAAATATGTTTGCCGATATCGGTGAAATCACGATGACAAGCATAAAGGAATATTACTTGCTCCTTCTTGAAAATGTACGCCCGAAATATTGGGGTCGTGTATATGAAACGTTGGTTACTGTTCGTCGGCCAAAATTCGAGTCTGTCATCAATCTTTCCACGAGCGACGCTCATACACTGACGGATGGACCCACAATTTATCTTACAGAAAATGTAGATAAGGTCGCGGCTTTTATGCTTCAAACTGCGAAAATTCCTAGTGTTGTAATGAGTGACATCATGGAAACAATCGACTTTAATACTCGCGTTATCGAAGAGATCGCAAAAACTGAAAAGCTAATTAAAGACATAGAAGGTGAATCTGCTGAGACCAACGGTGGTGGCAGTAGCGGTGCCGACGAAAAGAAGACGCGGAAATTCACGTCCGATACCCGCGTTAATCCTGAAACAGAACGTCTTCATATGAAAGTGGAAGAATTGAAGAAGTCTGTGAAATATACCGCGCTTCATGAACTATTTGTCCCCAATAGGTTGGAACACCTGAAACGTTGGACAAAACGCACCGCAATCACGAATGAATTCACGTCGTTTGTGGAAGATGAAGTAGTGGTGCAAATTATGCTTTTGAACGTCGCCAACCACTGGAAACTCCTCCTTCTCATGGGTATCGGTGCCATCACGAACGCGACTGACCAGAAATATACCGATATTATGAAGACACTCGCGAAGCATCAGAAATTATACCTGATTATCACGGCAACAGACTATATCTATGGCACGAATTATCAGTTCTGTCATGGATATATCGGAAAAGACTTGGAGGGAATGTCGCAAGAAAAAGCGATTCAGTCGATGGGGCGTATCGGACGCGGTGCGATTCAGCAAGATTATACGATTCGGGTGCGTCATGACGCGATTTTGCGCCATATCTTCACCGCAATTCGAAGTTCGGAGAAACCGGAAGTTTGCGCGATGAACCGGTTGTTTGTTACGGATGCTGACTAAACATCTCTTCAATCAACTTATCTAGTGTATCATATTCAAACGTCCATTTTAACTTTTCCCGTGCTTTTGTCGAATCACCTAATAAAAACTCGACCTCACATGGACGGAAATATTTAGGGTTTATTTTTACTCGGATAATGCCTGTTGCTGTGTCTTTGCCGACTTCATCCACGCCTTCGCCACTCCACATGATTGTAATACCTTTGAATGCGAATGCTTTCTCGACGAATGTGCGAATCGTCTGTGTCTTTCCGGATGCGATGACGAAATCTTCGGGCGGTTGTTGCGTGTGCGGTTGTTGAAGCATAAGCCACATTCCGACCACATAGTCCTTCGCATGCCCCCAGTCGCGCTGACTGTCAATATTCCCCAATTCAATATACTCCTGCGTTCCATTTAGAATATTCTTGATCCCACTTACAATTTTCATCGTTACGAAGTTCTCCACTCGACGACTGCTTTCGTGATTGAATAAAATTCCGTTTACTGCGTATAATCCATATCCTTCTCGATAGACTTTCGTAATATAATGAGCATACACTTTCGCGGCGGCATATGGTGAAACCGGATTAAACGGTGTATTCTCATTTTGGGGAGTTTCTTTCACCGCCCCAAACATCTCGCTTGTTCCTGCTTGATAAAATCGAATTTTGTTTTTTATGGTTGTCGGTAATGTTCGTATGACATCTAGAATTCGTAATACACCTGCGCCATCGACATCATTTGTATATTCGGGAATTTCAAATGAAATCGCGACATGAGATTGCGCTGCCAAATTATAAATCTCAAATACTTCAAAGTCTGGGTGTGATTCTATAATATTGTGTATAAAATTTGTTAATCCGGTTGTATCGGTCATGTCACCATAACGAAGGTTGAGTTTATCGCGAATATGCTCTATTCTTGTGTGCGAAAATAGCAACGAAGTTCTGCGGACAATACCAAATACTTTGTATCCTTTGTCTAATAATAATTCACTAAGATATGACCCATCTTGTCCGGTGATTCCGGTAATAAACGCGAGTTTTGACATCGTATGTATTATGTATATTTCGATTTCTTTATGTATGTATCTGTCGTTTCGTATAATATAATATAATATCATAATATACAATGTCTGTTTCTCCCGCCACTGCCGCCGCCACCCCCACTTCCCGCCCTCCTCGCCGCACCGCCTTGCTCGTTGGTATCAACTACAACGACAATCCGGATGCTACTCTAAATGGCTGTTACAACGATGTCGTAAATGTCTCGCAGTATTTACGCGCCACATTAGGGTATGACTCTACTGCGATTACCATTCTCACCGACGGAAATCGTGGTGCTGCTGGTGCCAGAACTGCGTCGGCTGTCCCACCTACCCGCCAAAACATTATTGCCGGTATGACCGCCCTCGTCGACGGAATGGTTGCCGGCGATGAGGCCATCTTCCATTTTTCGGGTCACGGGTCGCTTGTTCGTGATACCAACGGCGATGAAGCCACCGGACTCGACTCATGTCTTTGCCCCCTAGATTATAACGCACCCGCATCCGCCGGAGGTGGCATCATCACCGACGATGAAATCCGCGCACTTCTCGTGAATCGTGTGCCTCGGGGTGCGCGGCTTTACGTCATCCTCGATTGCTGCCATAACGGCACCGGGTGTGACGTTCGTTATAAATACGAGGATTTTAGTGTGCTTCTTCGACCGCCTACGGGACGCACTGCCGCCATATGGCGAACTCAGCAGAAGGCATTCACGAATGGTAAATATGCCAACACCGAGGGCGATGTCTTTATGATCAGTGGGTCGCGCGATGAACAAACATCATCTGACGCATATATCAACAACGCATTCGCCGGAGCACTCACATACGCCGTTTTCTCGATTCTTCGTGCCAATCAGGCCACCATCCGCACCTATTCATGGAGTTCGTTATTGCGCGATGTCCGCCATTTTATGCGCGTTAATCAGTATTCCCAGATTCCGCAGGTCATGACCGGACAATTAATTTCTCCGGCGCAACCGGTTTTTGCCATCGGGGCCGGAAGTAGGGGGGTTGAATCTAGCGGATTACAACTGAGTTCCGGTTCTGTTAATGGAGTAACCATGGTGAGCGGCAACGGCAGCGGCGGATCTAGGGGGGTCGGCGAATCACCCTCTACCTTATTTTTGCTGTCATCAAGACCGAAATCCAGTATCACGCCACGACGAGCTCGTATACAATTTTTCACATGAAGAAATTTTGTAAATTGTATGTCATGGTGGTTGCCTAGTTCTATTGTAAAAAAATTGAAATGTTTTTTTTACAATACGCCAAACGCAGCGAATCAAGCAAAGAACAATACGAACTAGAAATGGCTATGAATGTGAATGCGAATGCGAATGCGAATACTGGTGTGAACCCCAACCTCGAATCCCTTATGCGGGTCATCGAAGAAAATCAAGGCAAAATGTCAGAAGGTGAGTATTTGGAGGCGATGAATGCTTTATGCGCACTACACCGTGAACATGAGCAACATCGTCAGCAGCAGCAAGCACGTGCTCCTCCTCCGGCGGTCGTTGGTCCAATCCCGATTGGTCGGCCTCCTTCTTACGCAGCGTCTATGCATTTGTTTGCGTCGTCGGTTCGAGTATTGCCACCTGGAATGGAAGGAAATCTCACGGAACAAAGGGCATGGGAACGTGTGAAAAATTACCACCCTGACCCTTTTCAGAACCGAATTTCTGCGGAAGAATGGATGCTGCTGACATATGAAAGCCGATTTCGTCTTGTGCGTGAAGCGACCGAGCATTATGCCAGCAAACAAGAGTCACTACGTTGCACACCAGACCCAAAGGTTTGCCCCTTCATCACAAGACATGCCGTCGGTATGTGGACTATGGAAGATCAAGGTGAGACAAATTGGGAATGTGTATGCGGTTACACCGGAAAAGTGAAGAACTGGAAGAAACATGAACAAAGCGAGCGTCATCAGGAGTGGGCAAGACATCGCACCGTGAGTCGGCGAAAAATCTTGAAAATGAAAACGATGATCAACGATGATGAAGCGGGCAACCTTATCCGGTTTGCGTGTTATGCACCGAACCCCGCTGGACTGTATCCCGGCGGTATTCGCATCTACACGGTTTGGCAAGACAAAAATGAATGGACAAATCCCGAGATGTTTGACGACATTCACCGTAGCCCGATTCCAAGAGAGGACGGCACCGGAACTTGGTTCGTTCATCCCAGAAATATTTGGGCGAGACAATACGTTCAGTAAGCGTAAGCGTAAGTGTAAAAGTAAAACTAATAGTAAAATAAGTATCTATCAAATATTATGAAAGAAAACCCAAAGTATATAAAAAATATGTGTCTTATTCCACTAACACTTTTTATTCTATACTTACGTTTCTTTATCCTTCTTGATAACGACGTACTTCCGTATGATATTCTGTATATCGCTGATCATTAGATCACCATCGCCATTTTTTCGCTGAGTTGGCGCCACCACAGTCGGATTTGTATTCGCTGCGGCAGCGGCGACATTAGTGGTAGTGGTAACGGTAGTTGCGGACTTTTCTTCTTCGCGTATGAGCTCTGCCTCCTCTGGTTCAAACTCAATCGCCCGCATCCATTCGTAGTGATTCTGAACCAAACTTTCGTAATCGGTTCGAGGGCGCAGATCGAAGTATTCATAGCCGTTGGTTGGTTCAAACCGCATACACAATCGATATTCGTTGGTGTATTTTGTGTGATCGCCGGTCATTTCAATCCAGATACGCGACGTTTTTACGTATTTTTCTTGATATGCGTCAAACGCGGCATGAAGTGCTGGCGGAATGGGTTGCTGCCAATCTTTGATGTTTTGTTCTTCAAGCATGTGCGTATAGAATCGGTCTTTCACGTATTTTGGAGGCTCAACTATTTCCCGCGAATCAGTCTTCAACCAAAACTGACTTTTGCAGTATCTCGGTGTATGTCCTTGCTCACCACAACGCGCACATTGTTGTTTCAGGAGTTCAGGGCAGGTGATTGCCGCACCAAATTCGGGACCACTTTTGGTATAATGCGTCTTACAGTCGTTGAGTGGAAACCCGCGGTCTCGACAGTACGTACAGAATGGGCGTCGCATTTTGGTCGTCTTGGTCTGGGTTCGTCGAGTTATTTTTCGGTGTTCTATGTCATGATATTCCTTCGCGGCGTCTTGTCTCGCAGTTTCTTCATTCCAAATGTTCTTGAACCGGAATCTGACTTTCTTGTCACCATTCCAAAAATCTGCTGCTGTACAATTCGTATACCTGAAAGGCGCCAACGAATACGGCGGAAGCTTTGACATGTCCAAGCGACGGTATTCGCCCAAAGGTGGCTCTTTTCCAAGGCGCCACGTCATGTATGTTTCGTCTTCTTCGTAAGTAGTCATATTGTCTCTGTCTCTTTCTCAATCGCTGTGTTTGGCATATTATAAAAAAAACATTTCAATTTTTTGTTGATTTCTTTCCAAGTCGTTGATATCATTCGCATAAATTATTCATCAGCGCCGCTGTCACTCGAATGACCTGAATCCGAGGAATGATCATGAAGCGACTTCTTGGGCTTACCGTGTTCCCATAGCCCTTCAAATATGACAATTTCACCTCCATCGCCGGATTTTTGAACATGAAGCCCATAACCATGAAGCTTGTCATTTTCCCACGTTCCTGCGTATTCGTGCCACTTTGCGAAATGAGCATTTTCGACAGCTTCGTCGCTGGTGTAGTTTTTCAGAGGCATTCCATAAACAAATGCGGGCGTACGAAGAGTTCCACGTCCATGGCGTAAATGGCTCAAACAGATATTGTCATTTCCTGTGTAGTTTGGGTTTTCACACATGTTTCCCATATAAACGGTTCCGTCTGGATAATTGTATATATGCTCACGAGCACGCCCAAGTTCAACCTCTTGTTCTTCTTGATGTCTTGCCATTTTTTCTCTTTCCAAAAACTCAACAATCGCTGGTTTAAGATAATATTGATCACACTCCATAAAGGCTGAGATACATCGGATCCACAAAAACATTTCAATTTTATTCATAGTATAGAAACGAGTCAAGAATAAAAAGTGTTAGTTCATAAACATCATATTTATTACCTGTTTGTCATATCCGTGTATCCAATCCAATCCAAACATGTCTTTGTGATTTACTCGCCGCATTATGGCATCTGGCTCTGGTCGTCGCACATCTCGATGAATTCATGTTCTTTGCTTGAAGTCAAATTTGACATGATGACATCTTGAAAGAACTCGCGTGTCATTTGTTCTGGGTCACAGACAAATGGTTTCTCGGTGTCTTCATCACCCCAGTTTGACGCGTGGTTGAGATTGACTTTGCGGACATCAATCGCTGGCATCTCCGCCGCCGCCGCCGCTTCCGGTTCAACGGCGTGTTTGGACGCACAAAGAGCGGTTGCTTCAAGATTCAATCGAGCGCGAGGTCCATGAGGATGAGCGTATGGTTCACGACGACGATGTTGTTGTTCTTCTGGCTCTTGCCTTTTCAGAGCAGCTTGAAGCCATGGCTTGGAACGACGTTCTTGTTCGTGGTAGTGTGCTTCGTCGCGATCGCGAATCTCACGTTCGCGACGTTCGGTGTCATCACGAAGACGGTCATAGGAACCGCGTCTGGGTTCTTCACGAGCGATGTAGCGTTCTTCGCGTCTGGGTTCTTCACGAGCGATGTAGCGTTCTTCGCGGTACTCACGGTCACGGCGGTAGTCTTCGCGTCTTGGTTCTTCGCGTCTTGGTTCTTCACGGTAGTCACGGCGCGACTTGTATTGCGAGCAGTAAGACGACGTATGTCCGGTATTGTGGCAGATTCGGCAGGCTTGATTCAGGAGCGTTGGACAAACAACCTTTCCGTCAGGTCCGGGCTGGTCTTTGACAAAGTGGCTTGTGTATTCCTTCTCTGATTTTCCAGCATCACGGCACACCTTACAGAAAGGAGTAGCGGCGGCAACGACGGAAGTTTTGTGGTTGGCGAGATTTCTGGACGACGACATTTGATTTGATTCTTTCTAATTGAAGCTCTGTTATATCTCTAATTTGAAGAAAACATTTCAATTTTTTTTCAAATGCTTGAAAATCGACCACATCATCTTATTTCTTTATTCTAAATGTCCCGCCATCAAAATCGACGAAAAGGAATTATTGAATTCTTCCAAGTCCTTCTCGGTTAAGTCGCTGCGTTTTCCGCGAGGCGCCTTAGGGGTAGGAAGGTCGTTATCATCGTCTTCTATCATCGCGGAGTTAGAAGACGTATGTAGTTTGGAATGAGGCATATTGATCTCGTGTATATATTATGTTTATATGTTTATTTCCTTATTCATGGTTCATCATGGTTCATGGACAATATGTTGGCCGCATATTTCTCATAGATTTTCTCATTTAGTTGTTGTAGTTCGAGAGAAATTGTTGCGTCGGTAAGCAAAGGCGTCGGACAACCTGATGTTACTGGTATTCGAAATGTATGACTACACGTCCATCGAAAACCGTTTCGATTATCTTTTTGGTCATATACGAGTGAATATGTGTATGATGTATCATCTTGATTTATAATACGAATTTTAGTATATTTTGGTAAATTCCGGTTGATTGCAGTTGTAATGCTTGCTTCTTCCATATCCACCGACTCGTCATCGTAGGCTGGGGGGTCCTCTTCCACATTTTTCTTTTCTAAATCCACGACAAATTGATTTGCCGAGTCCAACTTTTCATGTAATGATATTTTTACGGATTTTGAACTGACCCATGGTCGCGATAGCTTGGGGTGTGACTCGACTTTGAAATATTCTCTCGGAACACGTTTTCCATTTTTAAGATTCACGAACTCTCGATAATAAACTACATATTTTTTCATCATATTTTGTGTAATTCCCGGTGGCAACGTCTGCGCCGTATGTTTTCTCTCGCGTTTGTCGTTTCTAGCAGCAGTTTGCTGCGGGCATGTAGCGGTGCTGGGTTCGATTATGGAGGCAGTAGCGGATTCCATTTTGTATATCCACCGTATAAAACATATAAAAATGAAACGCTCCTAAATATCAAAGACCAACTCGATGAACGCAATCCAGCAAGCAAAACAGGCTCTCTCGCGCGGTCTCATATTCAAATGTTCGCAGATCGGATTCGCACTTCGAAGCACGTTGTGTTATACAAACCGAATTAATGTAGGGATTCATGATTACGCAGAATATGCCGCACAGTTGCGTGATGGAGATTCTATTTTTATATCCATAAGAGAAACCAGCGTTCCAATTCATACCCTTATTGCGATTCTAGTGGCTCGTAATGTCCGCGTCGTATTTTATATTATGGAAGAACCGCTGGTTACGTGGGAGTTTGTCGAGAGATTACTTCCAGTAAGTATTCGAATATTTGTTCAAAATAATATCTATGACCACCCGAAGGTAGGTATTATGCCTATTGGGATTCGTGATTGTGGATCGATCGTTTCGATGCATCGGCGGTTTCATCATTCGTCTTTGTATGAGAAGGGGGTCTCGATGCTTCGAACACAAGTGGATGCGCGACTTATAAAATGCCTGCTTTGTTTCAGCGTATGGACACACCCAACACGGCAGGAATGCTATGACTTATTCGCGGATGGGGGTGCGAATTCATTCGTCTATAACTTGAACGATGACCCCGCACCTGAACGACGTCAAGAACGAGAGAAACGCGATACACATGAGTATTTTTATGAGAAGATACCTCCGGCGGTGATCTATGATAAAACACTCGAAAGTCGATACGCGCTTTGCCCGCGGGGATATGGTGTAGATACGCATCGGTTTTATGAATGTATTTATCTTGGGTGCGTTCCGATTGTCCTCCGGACGAATACGGTGTTTGACCGGCTCTATGCGGCGTTTCCATGTCTCGTTGTCGAGAGATGGGCTGATGTAACAGAGGCACTCCTCGACCAGTCCTACACGGATTGTTTCACCAGGATGCGCGATTTTCACGCGAAATACCCGCGCTTTTTGACCGATTTGGATAGTATTGAGGGGTTGTTACAGGGACTTTAAGCATGTGCGTAGAGTATATTCTCAGTAGTATATACTAGTGTAATGCTTCTAACGAAACGACAACACCAACCTCGCCGCCATCGCTGGTCGATGAAATACAAGCGCAGCATCAACTGCCGACGGCCGCGTGGATTCTCTCAGCGCCAGCATTGCAAGTATGGGCGGCGGAAATCGAGGTCATCGAGAGATTAAATTGAACTGCTTTTATCGAACGAGTATAAATGTATCGCTGGATACTATCATAGAAATGAAGTCGTTTATTCGTGGAATGCTTGAACGTGTGAGTTTTTCCGTCAAGTCACACACCGCAGTGGCTGCGGCTGCGGCTCCCGCATTATGGCGTTGGGGCATTCAATACGACCAAAAGATTATCGACCGCAAAATCGCCCAAGCAAATGAAGATCATTGTGGATGCTGTGTTGTTGATGTTGTTGTTGGCGATGATACGAAGAAGAATAAAACCGAAGCGGTGAAGAATAAAAGTCTGATGCTCTATGAAAAAACGGAAGAATATCTAGTGCCATATGTAATGTAATGTAATGAAATGAAATAAAATAAAATATAACCAATACGTATATTCTATTTTTTATATAATGCTAAAAAACACAAACTGGACGAATATCTTTCAACTATTGCCATCCTTACTAGCCGGCATCATTCTTATTATCGTATTGGTGATTCAAATCAACAGCCCAAGTGCGACGATCCCACACATCGATATTTCAACAGTATACGTAGAATATTTGCTTTCTTTCATCGCAAGTTTCGTGCTGTTTTGGTTCATGCTCCAACCATTTGTTTCTCTCCTTATTCGAGGTAGCTCTGCCAACACGACTGTGAATTTTCGCGGTTATTTGTTTTTGTCTATTTACGCCATCGTGGCAATCATACTGAGTCCATTTGGATTGTTAAGCATTCGGTTCTTTATACAAGACGAAAGTTATGTAAAATATATTTCGATGACTACAATCGTAAGCGCCCTCGTGGTTTTATATTTTACATTTAGAGCGGCTTTTCCGTAATATTTCGAAGGATTGTTTAGAATATTATATTATCGCAATATACAGGTTTCGACGTGTAATATGATGAATTATACTAGGTTGATTTCGGCGGTAACTTTCACTGTGCTTTTCTTGACGGCGTTGTTTTTATTTATGCGTAATTATCCAAGCGACAGATTGTTTTCGGGTGTTTTCGTAGTGGCAGGTGGGGTGTTATTCTGGTTCGCGTGGGGAGTGGAGGTCAAAACGGTGACGATGACGGAGGCAACGAAAGACAACAAAACGAGCCAATAATATTCTCTATATACAACATAGCCAATACATACATCATGAACATGAATCTCACTTTCAACCTGACAAAATACACCGGCGTTATGGCATTTTACGCCGTGCTGACTTACATCATCTTCCCCGCGATTGCCTATTTCTTATTCGGAAAGACGTTGGAGGCGGTAGGCAACGGTTTCATCGTCGGAAGTGCCGTGTCGGTGATTCTTTGGAAGGTTTACGGGTATGGATTGGTGAAGGGGGCGTAAGCCAGCGTGACTCGGAACTACAAATGATGCTTAATAATATACGCGCTTAATAACCCGCTGACACATGAAAAAAACAAAACGGTTTTTACAATATCAAAAAATTCATTTTTATCAGGAATGTGAATTTTTATTTGGTCGCCAACGTGTATATATTTGTGTTCTTTGTGTTTACCATTCTTTCCAATATTGAAATGGATAAGCGCTTCCATGAAAAATATGATAAATGTGATGAAGGTAATTACGATAAATACGGTTTTCATTTTTTATTATATATAACGCCGAGAATATCATCCCAGGAATATCATTCCATGGATGATGATTCAGTAATCGTCAAATATGAAATCCGGATCGCCTGTAATCATGCGGAGCGCTTCGGTAATGTAGGTGCGTTCAACGGCGTCGGCTTCATAATAGTTCCAATATGCGTCTTGAAGGCGGAGGTCGATGTAGTGCGCGTTATTGGCAATCTGGGTGTTCGTGAAGTGGCTTATCGTGCAGTAGTGAGACGATGGTGGATAATCATTTTTTACAAAGACGCCTTTGCTATTCAGGTGGGCATATTCCGGTCGTTTTTCTCGGATGAGGTACATTTTGCCGGGTTGAAGGTCGGTTGGGAGAACGAGTCGAAGTGGTCGCATTGGTTGGATGGGGGTTGATGTGATTGGTGGATTCAATTTTATCAATTCAATTTTATGGTTTTACTCCATCGCCCCGCCCCGTATTTCGCTTCTACTTTCTCTTTCATTTTCGCGATTTCGGTTTCTAGTGTATAGTTTTCGGGTAATACCATGCGTAATCCTTCACGGACTCCGCTTTCGCGTCGTCGTTCATATACCAAGTGTGGTTTCTCGCGCATCACGATAAGCGAGATATATTTAGGCAACACCGCCGCTGGCGCGGTATCTTCGGGGAAGATGCCCTTTTCCAAATCGCTTACAACCTTATTCGCGGCTTCCAATTTTTGTAGGAGCGACACTTTTTCGGATTTACTCGTCATCCACGGTTTTTCAAGTTTGGGGTGCTTTTCAACCTTGAAGAATTCGCGACTCCTCGTGTGTTCTTTATCCAACCATTCGAAGTAATATACCACATATTTCTTCATCATTTCTTGGGTGATTCCATCAGGGAGTTCGCGCGCACTATGTTTTCTATTGCGCTTGCTTCCATCATCGGCCGTGCCTTTGCTGTTCTTCTGTTGTTCTTGTAATGTAGCAACGCGTAAATTGTCGTATCGGTTATTCAACGGGTTTCGGTCAATGTGATCGACGCTTATGACACCGGTGCCTTTTCCGTGTCCCCACGTATCCATAATCACTTGATGGATGAAGACGTTGTTGTGACACGAGATATACCCGTTTGTGGTTTTATACCACGTGAGCTTCTCGCCTTGGTTGTGGTTTGCCTCGTATTCTAGTATTTTTTGGTAGCTCGTGGGGCATAATTCGCAGTATTCATTTGGTTCGCAATACATGACAATCGCCGTGATTTCGCCGGTGTGGGGATTCATTATTTCCCAGATGGGATTTTTCATTTGGTTGGCGGTGCGTCCGAGAGATTTCGTGTGGCCAGATTTGAATGTGGCGACAGCGGGAGTGGAGGCGGAGGCGGCGGCACCGTATTTCTGGGTGATATAGTCGTGTTGTTGTTGGAAGTGGAGCATGGCGGGTGTGTGAAGGTATGTGGTATGTGGTACATTAAAATGGAATAAATAATTTCAATTTTTCGTTTGAGGGAAAATTGAAATTAAATTAGGTGGTGGGGTTTTATAGAAGAGTGAAAATGCCGAGGAAGTGTGCTTTTGTGGATGAGGAGGGGGTGAGGTGTGGGACACGCCCCCAGTTCAATAATCCAGGTGAATCCAAAGGTGGGTATTGTAATATTCATCGCATAGAAGGAATGGTCAGTATTAAACGGAATACTTGTATTTATAGTGGTTGTAAAATAATTGCGTCTTATAATGAAGATGGTAAAACCAACCCATTATATTGTTGTCTTCATAAATTAGATAACATGGTTTATGTCAAAAATAAAGTGTGTATTTACCAGGATTGTAAAAAGCAACCCAGCTATAACTATGAAGGTGAAATGAAACCAATATACTGTAATAGTCATAAAATAGATAATATGATAAACGTTGTTAGTAAACTATGTATTCATAATGGTTGCAAAACACAACCAACTTATAACTATCAAGCTAACACTACACCATTATATTGTATTGCTCATAAACTAGATGGCATGGTGCCGCTCAAATACAAACATTGTATATACCCTAATTGTAAAATAACACCAAGTTATAATAAAAAAGGTGAAAAAACGCCGTTATATTGTAGTATACATAAACT